TTTAGAAACTGTTTCTGAAAAGTCTAGATCTAAACCTTCTAGGATATCATTTTCTTCAACATGTTTAGATGTTTCTGTAGACTTAATACCAGAAACATCATCTATAATTTTACTAGCAAGATTTTTAAAATCCATTTTTATCTCCATGATTTAAATATATTTATGGTAATTGTATTTGATTTGTTCCAGCTTCTTCTCCAGGAATTTGTTCATTAGATCCTTCTGGAGTTTCTGGTGCAGTTTCTTCTTCAGCATTTTTCTCTTGGTTTGCTTGATTTTGTGTTTGAGAAATTTTAGGAGTTGGTTCTTGAGTTTCTTCCTCTTCATCACCAGGACCAGGAACATTTTCTTCAGGTTCATTTGCACGTTGTTCTGAAAGTTCTTCTTGGATTTCGTTTTGAAGTTTTAAATATTCTTCTTCATTCATTCCATAGATTTCTCTCATTAAATATCTTCTTGACCAAAGTCCATTAGGATTATCTTTAGAAGCCATATCAGCAGTAGCCATAGAAAGAACTTCATATTTTGATTTGATGTTCATTAATTTCTTTTGTTCTGCAAATAGATTTTCTTCACAATATTCTACATCAAATAAAGACTCTCTTCTGAATTTTGCATCTACTTGATTTGAAAGTTCTAATTGAGTGCATAATAGATCTATAAAAAGTTTTTTAAATCTATTTCTAAGTCTTCCTACAAATTTTGAAAAGTCTAACTCATCTCTAGTTAATTCACCAGGAGCACCAATTGTTGTAACTGAATTTATATTATCTTCCCAACGACTTTTAGGAATTTGTAAAGATTTATATAAAGAAGTTTTAAACATATTGATATCATCTAAAGAACCAATATTCATAGTCGATTCAAGATTATCTACAGTTGTTCCTTGACCTTCTCTTTTAATAAACCAATAATCATCAGTTAAAGATTGGAAAAGTTTTGAAGAATCTATATTTCCTTTTTCCGGATTGTAATCATAATTTTTCTTATATTTGGCTATTAATTGTTTTAGAAACTCTTCGGCTTTTCCTGGAGGTAAACGACTAGCTTCTACGTTCCAAAGTCTTCTAGTAGGCGCTCTGACCAATCGATAGATAATTAAAGAATCTTGTAAATTTTTATATTGACTCCAAGTTCTGATAGCTGGTTCTAAATATCCTCTAACATCCATCTTAGAAAGAACATAATCATCATAATGGATATAACAAACTTGATTGGATTCAAATGTAGTTTCAGTATTTGTATTTCTAACATCATTATAAGTTTGCCTTTTAGTTGTTTGTACAAATTTTTTAATAACATTTCCATCATATATTGGATAAGTATTTGTTGCTGGAAGAATTTTTATACCAATTATTCTAGTACCTTCATCATTCATAATTTTTTCTACAAACAATTCAGATTCTACCATCCAAGTTCTAAACATTTTCCATCCACGTTCATCAAATTTAAGAACTTCAGAAACTATATAATCAAAAACTTTTCTAATATGTTTTTCTTCTCTTGCTGGAATATCTTTTTTAATTCTTAACTTTACAAAATTTCCTTTATCATCTGCTGTTATAGCTTCATTACAAATCATATTCAAAGCATCTACAATTTCTGGGAAAAAGGACATTTCTCTATATATGGAAATCTTTTGAAATTTATTGGAGAAAATTGATCTAAACGCTTGAGCTTGGTTTACTGTGAAATTTCCAGCGGGTTGATAATAATTATTTGCGTAAAGATTATTTTGAGCATCTATTAACATCAATTCTTCTTGAGAAGTTCCTTGAGAGTTTCTAGATATTTGTTCGTCAGCTAGTTCATCTTTTCGATTTTTAGCTTTCATAAACTTATCACTAAAGATGTTTATAGAAAAATTCATTTTTTACCTTTAATCCGATTCAAATTCACTTATATTTATCTTTAGATATTTAGCAGTCATTTCTATAGATCGTTCAATTATTTCTTCAGAATCATCTAATCTATCTGAATAAAAGTTTAACATTTCAGACATTATATCATCTAAATCTTGATCTTGATAATTTGGAAGAACATATGTAAAAGCTGGAAATACTTTAGAATAATTTAATTTTTTCTTTTTAGATTTCTTTTCTTTTTTTTCTTTAATTTCTCTAGTGAATGGAGGTTGCATTTTTTGAGCAAATGTATAATCCCCTATATTTTGAACACCCATATCTTCTTCTTTGACTTCTTTAGGAGGTAAATCTAAAAGATTCTTCAAGACCCCAACCACTAATGGATAGAATCTTGAAGACTTCTCATCTATATCATATTCTTTTTTTACAATCTTCTCACATTTTTTCCAAAGCTTTTCTACAGTTTTTGGCTTTTTTCCAGATTGTTCAGCAAATGATTTCATTAATGGAGTTGGCATAAGACTAAAACCCTTTTATAGGTATTTAGTCTTAGTTTTATAGATATGGATTAGTATTTTGAGTCATAGATGCAGAAACCACCAAAGCTCTATCTGATGGTGGATTTGCAATTATATCTATATCTTGTCTATTATCTAATTGAAGATCTATAGCTGCCCATCCTTGAGAACCGTATTGATCTGCATCACAATATCCAAAATATGACCACACCCAATTCCATTCATCAAAAATATCAATTAAATCCCTTAACCATTGTGCTGTAGAATTTTTCCATCTATGTGTTGCAAATTCTCCTACAAATACTGATGGATACTTATATGCTAATTGATAGTCTCTTAATGGTTGTAATATTTTATAGAAAAATGCTTTATTTACAACTTCGCCATTGACTAATAGACCTGGATATACTAAAGTAGAATCATTTGCTGTAAATTCTCCCGGTTCGTAAATATGTACTGACGGATAACAATTATCAAAAGGAAATTTATCTAATCCGTCAAATCTATAACAACTAGCATAATTATTTGTTTCGAAAATTAATGTTCTTGTAGGATCTATTTTTCTGATCTCTCTAGCAGCATCTACTTGACAATCCCACCAAGTTTTTTCAGATGGGCCATGCGATCTGGGCCACCAAGCATCAGCAGGTTCGTTCATCAGATCAAATGCATGAAAAGTATCATTTCCTTTATATTTGTTAGCAATATATTTCCACCAATATATATATCTATCATAAGATAATCCATTATATTCTACTATTAAATTTGATTTTGGATATCTATTATTTCCACCTAACATCGTATGCATATCTAATATTATTTTTATATTATTATTTCTAGCATAATTTATGGAAAGATCTAATTTAGAAAGTTTATCCAACATCCAAGCGTCATATTGTTGGGCATTATCTAAATCAGTTATCTCTAAATCAAACCCCTCATTATATTCTAATCCAAACCTCACAACATTAGTATTCCAATTTGTTCGTAATCTTTGATATGCCCCAGAAGTATCTCTAAATTGGGATGGCATATAAAATCCTCTCATATTAAATCCTGGAGGATTAAATGTTGGATCAATAGATGGTCGAGCCTTATTGTGAAGAATTGATGTAAATCTGATTCCATTTAACCAACACTGACCAGTCGATGGAGATGCTACTATTCGTAATCTTGAGATTGTAGCATCATGTGGAACAAGTATTTCTTGAGAAAATTCTGTCCAATCAGAGGTTCCATTTGGCACACTTATCGTAACATATGTTGCAGTTGTTGTTGGTGATGTAAAATCTATAAAAAATTTAGTATCTGCAACAAGCGCAGAAGTTTTATAAAAAAACCTAAATGTCATATGTTTTCCACAAATCATATTTAGATTTTTTAAATATATCATTTTAGCATCATGCCATGTAGAACTTGTTGCAGAAATATATATACAATCTTTATATATAGGAGCAGCAGATGATTGTAAAATACTTATATTACCAACAACATCATATAATGGATCTTTTAAATTTAAATACCAAACAGTATCATGTATTCTAGCCAATTGATCCACCTTCAACATAAACTGTTCCATATGAAATTCCATATACTGCTAAATGTGTATTTGAATTTTTATTTGATATTATAGAATCTCCAGCCTCTGCATATAAATCTGTAGAAACAGCAACAGCAGCAGACGTTCCTAATCTGTATCTAAATGGACCAAATCCAGTGAATTTACATTTAACATATGTACCAGAAGGAATAGCAATTCTTTGTGAAACACCTGCGGATATCGATAGCTCATTAACTAAAGGATTTGATGCACTATATGTTGGTGTAAATACTGGTCCTAATAAATTTGACCAATCAGTTGCAGATACGGCACTCAAATCAGCTTTATTATTAAATTTATTCCAATCAGAACTTGTTAAAACTCCTGAAGTATTTGTAGACGCTATTGGCTTATTTGTCAATTGTTCCCAAGTAGACGCTCCAGTTCCAGACACCGAAACAGTTTCTGAAATAATTCTTTTAACTTCTTGAACACCGACACCAGACCCTCCAGCAACACCTCTAGGGCCTTGAGCACCATCCTTTAAGTAAACTTCCCAGAGGTTATCTACAGACTTTCTATAGACGGTCCCATTCTTTCTGTACATCGCATTTGGTCCATATTCTAAAGGATTTGGATCAAAATTCTTCTCACCAAGGTATCCGTCAAATAATTGTTCAACTTTTTGAGAATTATCTTCACTTGAATCAAAGTCTACATCAAAGTCTTCTGTTATTTTCAAAGGTTTCTTTTCAATTTTTGTAGGTTTAATAACAGACTCATCAATCTTTTTAATATTAATTGATGGTTCTACTTTAACTTCCTTTTTACTTGGAACATAATCTTTAGAAAATACTTCGTTAGCAAGTTTATCTAGTGATAATTTAATATTCATATAAAATCCTATTTAAATATATTTATGTCCAATCATTAAACGGATCTCTTGGAGAACATTCTGTAGGAATTTGTTGATATAGATAATTAACTTTTTCTAGTTCAATTTGATCATCTATATCAAAAATATCTTCTACATTTATAATTGTTTGAATTGGATCATTTGAAAGTCCTGAAAGTTCTGGTCCTAATGTATATCCTTTATCTCGGAAATTTTCTAAAAATAATGTATAAGTATGTTTTCCTTGTAAAAATATATCATCTTCTCTTTTTACCATATTAACTCTATAAAATTGTTTATTATACTTAGCATAAACAATATCACCAATTTTAGGTTCATATGCAGGATAAATTCCAGATGTTCCAGATGAGTCAAATTGAGAAACATAGTTATAATGAATAATTGAAATATATATAGGAAAATTGTCAGTACCTATAATTCCCATCAATCCTACAGTTCTACCTTCATTTGGTAATTCATAATAAGCCATATAATCAAATGCCCTAGTAAGTGTCAAATTATTATTTTCTCCAAACAAAATATCTGGATTAGTCATGTCTAAAACATAATATCTCATCTGAACACCAAACTTATTATATGCTTCCATTTCTAATACATCATATAGCTCTCTTTCACAATCATATGCTGAAACACATTTTGTAAAGAAAGCATTTGGCATATCAGAATATTCAGTATAATTTGCCATAATTTTACATCAACATATCCGCAAAAGACATAGCATCAGCATCTTCTTTAGAAATCTTACCATCTTCTACCATCTTCTCTACTGGAATTTCTCTAGATACTGCTGTTCCATAAGAAACTCTTCCTTTCAAATTTCCACCAGCTTGAAAATGTGCTTCTAAAATTGCATTAGCTCTTTGTTCTTCATTCATTTCTTCTAAAGGAACTTTTTTTTGAATAGGTTTCTGAACAGGTTTTTGTTGAACTTGTTGTGTTGGTTTTTGAACTGGTTTTGAAACTGATTCTTTAATAGATGGTTTATATTCTTTTATAACATTTAATAAAGAAGAGATCTTAGATAATGTTTCTGAATCTCCTTTAATAATTGTTACTAATTGAATTATATTGGAAATTGTTTTCTTATCGCCATTTTTAATTAATTCTGCTAAAAGTTTTTCTAAATCCATTTTTAACCTACCTGAAATTGAACTGGAAAAGATTCCATCTGCATATCATTTATTGTTTTTTCTTCTAAAGCTGTTCCACGATCTAACCATATTTGATAATTTATATTTCCGCCACCAGGAAGATTTATCGCATATTTTCCTAAATGAAATCCTAATTGTATCATAGACTTCGCTAATGCTAAATTTTTTACATGATAACTGTTTAGGAGACTTTGCACTTCCTCTTTTTTCCAAACTAAAAGCATCGCAACACAGTCTACTTCAGGAGTCGGCCAAACTCTTAACATATGCGTATTTGGAGAAAATTGGCAGGTATATTTCTTTTCGAAAAAATCTGATATTTCTTTTAGGTAAATCATTGAAATATTATATTCAGATAATGTATTCATTCCACCTAAAGTTCTTGGACCAGCTAAACCTTGACCAGTTCCACCGACCAAAGTTCCATTCATAAATTGTGGATATAATAAATTATGCTGTGCCGTGAACAATTCATTTATACTACCATTATTTGTAGAAAGTTTTATATCAACTACTGAATCAATTGCTGATGTTAATTGATATGCTGAAACATTTGCTGATAAATTTATTGTTAAAGCATCTCTGTAAGTACTTTCTCCATATGTATATCTATGAAAAGTTTGAATAGAGTCTTCAATAATCTGAACAAATTGAGTATCATCTATTTCAATATTTGTTACAGGAGCACCCATTCTTAATTTTAAATAACTTATGAAATCTGAAACATTACTTATCATTTATCACCAACCTTTTTCAAACTATTTTCTAAATCGTCTAAATTTAAATCATTTTCTAATTTTTTAATTATCTCTTTTTTATTCTTAAATTCTGTAGTAGTTCTTTTCATATATTTTAATAATTTGTTTATTGGAATTTCTGGAGCGAACATTTTTGGATGATTTAGTTTAATAAAATAATCTACAAATTCATTCTCTACATCTTTTGGTCCTAAAAATGTTAAAGATCTATTAAAATAATCTAAAAAGTGTTTATCAATTTCTCTTTCAAAATATTTTTTTAGATAGGAAAATAAATTAAAATTTTGAACTCTAATAGAATATGACAAAGCATCAAAATCTTTATCATTTGAAATTTTTAAAAGTTTTATTTTATTTTGTTTTATCAATTCATCTATTAAATTTTGGCTATAACCTTTTTCGATAGTATCAATTAATCCTTTATCAGTATTTTTTTGTGTTTTATGATATCTAGCTTCAGTGTCTACAAATTCTTCACCAACAACTTTATAAGATTTTGGATTTAAGAAAACTGCTTGAGTTGGTTCTGATGGATGAATTGTTCCAGTACCATAATCAATTACAATATCATACCCAAGATCTATTAAAAGTTTTGTCCAAGCTACAGGATTATTTTTAGTTGGACCAAATACCTTTTTAAAATTTTTTCTAGAATAATAATCCATAGAAAGCATACGAGTAACATTCCATAAAGAACCAAAATTTGTTTGTTTTCTAGCAGCATCTTCCCAACGTTTGATGTATTTTTCTGGATCAGTTTTTATCTCAGGAGTATAATTACTAGAAGTCTTCATTATCTTTTCAATTTTTTTAATTTGTCTTTCATATTCACTATCACTAATTTCATTTGAAAGAACTTTATTAGATAATTGTTTTAAAACTTTAATCTTATTAGGTTTTTGTTCACCTCTAAATGGAACATCTTCTTCATCATATATAAAATCTAAAGGATATGTATAAACACCAATTGGAGTATCATATATAGATTTAGGATTTATACCAACTTTATCTTGATATACGAAAGTGACAAAAAGATTATCTGGTTTTTTAAAATTATCTTTTAAATAATCAAACCAAAGTTCTTTATTTTTAAGACCTACCGGAATATCTTCATTCAATAATTCTGATATATAATTTTCTAAAATATTCATGAAATTATTTATCCTTCTCAAATTTCCAAATAATAATTTTCATATTCGAATTGTTGTTCATCATAATATTTTAATCTATTTTGTTCCCAATGTAAATATGTCCAATTTTTAAATTTCTTTCTACCATCCGAGTAAATTAAATTATCGACCACATCCCATAAAATCATACATTCTTTTGATTCATGTTTTCTTAAACCTCTTCCTATAGATTGAAGAATTTTTATTTGAGATTTATAAGAAGAAAATAGAACAACATGATGAAGTTTTTTCACATTAGCTCCTGTAGAAAATGTCCCGTAAGATGCTACTAAAACTGCTCCAGATTCTTGTTCAAGTCTTTTTCTAATTTCTTCTCTAGCTTCACCATCAGTTGCCCCATAAATTTCATAAACTTTTCTTTGTTTAAATTTTGATTCTATATACATTTTAACTTCTCTAAGATAATCAATTTTTGTAATAAGTATCAAAACATTTTCTTCTGGTTTACATTGACTTATAATATAATCAATTGCTTTATATCTATCTTTATATGAATTTATATCATCGACTTCTTTTTGGTATGTAGATCTTCCATGTCTCATAGATTCTGGATATTTTAAAATCAAATTATTAATCTTTATATTTGAAATAACTCCTTTCTCTATAAGTTCGTGTGATTTAATTTTATGAATAACTTGTCCTAAATATCCTAAAACTGTATGTAAGTCTGCTTCATTTTGTGGTAAACTTCCAGTCAATCCTATACGAAAAGAACAGTTAAAACATTTTTTTCCAATTTCTGATAAACTCTTTCCTTGCATAGAGTGAGCTTCGTCTACAATTAATGCATCATATTTTTCGAAAAATTCTCTAGGAAATTTGTAGATAGATTGCCAAGTTGTTAGTAAAACATTTTTGGTTAAATCTATTTCTTTCCCTGAGTAATTTAAACAAACATTTTGAAATGCATTATCCCAACCATAATCATTTTTGAAATCTGAAAATAATTGTTCTACTAAAGAAATATTTGGAACTATAATTAAAATCTTTTTCTTCTTAGCTATTAAATATCTGACTAAACAATATATGATTAAAGATTTTCCAGAAGATGTTGCAAGATTTAAAATTCCTCTTCCAGCTTTGATTGCCCTTAATACAGCTTCTTGTTGATAATCTCTAGGAAAAATATTCTTCTCTTGAGGAAACACAATCTCAAAAAATGATTGTAAAGTCTCTTCCGAGATACTATCACCAAAAGATTTCTTATCAAAGTCTAAAGAAACGTCATAACCTAATTTATCGCATATTAAGATTAAATTTGGTAAAAGACCTATCGGGAAATTTCCTTCACGATCTATGAAAGTCAACTTGCCATTCCATATTGAAAGCTTGTATCGGGGGTGGTGTTTATAATTATTTGCAAAGAAAGAAAGTTTAGGTGAAATTTCTCTATATTGAGTTTGATCTATATGCGCTTTGAAATATACTTCATCAGTTTTTGTAATTCTTATAATTTGTTTGTTCATTATATTTTCTCAAGTTTTATATAGTTATTTAGTATGAACATAAATTAAAAATCCCAAAAGTAAAACTTCTAGGATTTTTTGCGCCGTTCTTCTGAGTGAACCAATGACAATACTCTGAAAATTATCATCTATAACTATTTATAAAACTAAAAATGACTCCCAGAGAAATCTCCAAAAGTCATCCGAAAGGAACAATGAACCACAAGAGACAAGTAGAATAAATCTACCATCAAAATTATTTATGTAACTTTTACTTTTCTCCTAAAATTTCATCTTCAACATCTGGATTAAGTTCTGGCTCGGGTTCTATTTCAAACGATGGAACCAAATCTCTATCAACTTTATCTTTCAAAATCTTCAAACTATTTCCAATTTCTCCAACAGATTTCTTTATAGTAGAATCAAATTTTTCTTTATTCTTACTTGCTGAAATTGTTTTTAACTTTGCTTTTATTTTTTGAATAGCTACTTCGGCCTTTCTAAGATCTTCCGTAACTTTTCCATTTCCATCTACATTTGATTTATTAGACATATCATAAAAAGCATCTGATAAATTTTCAAATACAGAAGAATATAATTCAAAAACTTCTTTAGATAATTCTATTTCAGAAGCTTCGTTTAATAATCTTTTCTCTTCTACTTTCTCTTCTAAGTATTTTAATAGATTTTCCATTTCTTAAACTCCATTTATCAATATTTATCAGATTTATTTTTAATTAAATTTATAATTTTAGATATAAAAAATGCTAGTAAAATTTAATACTAGCATTTTGATGTATTTTATGATGCAAAAATCGTGGGAAGGTAAAGTTTCAAATAGTCTTTCCCTTTTGATGTTAATTTTCCTTCAGTAATTAGACCATTTTTTTCAAGAGTTTCATCAATTTCTACAGTTTCATTTATCATAGATTCTGCAATAAAACAATTGTAAAGAGTTCTAAAAGATTTTGGAGAAAGTGATAATTCAGATTCTTTAATTTCTTTCTTCATAGTTACTACAACATTTCCAGAAGTAACTTTGTCTTGTTCTTCTCCGAGTTCTGCAATAGCTCTATTAATAGCATCTCTTTTATCTTTTGCCGAACCTTCCCAAACTTGTTCTCCATTATTAGTAATTACGAAAACTTCCATATTACTCTTTTCATCTACTTGATCAACAGTTTCTACACCAGTATCAGTTTGTGTGAAATTTGGTTTAACTGAAGTGATACCAAGCATTCCAACTTCTTCACCTAAAAGATTTTCTACAAGCGACTTAATATTATTTCCCATTTTTAGATTCCTCATCTGTGTTTGGATTATTTATCTTTTGAGGAAACTTTTGCCCAATTTCCTCTACTACATATACAAAAGAATTATCAATCTTATTATTCAATTGTTCTAATTCAGTTTTAATATAAGTATCTGCTGCCATTCTTCCTAAAGTTTCTGGATCTATTGATTGATTTTGTGAATAGATTTCTCCAGCAATTTGTACAAGAATTTCTACAACTGTCTTATCTTTTGTTTTAATTTCTTTTCCTGTCTCTTTAGTAAAAAATGTTTTGAACTTATTCATGAAATTATTTATCTTTCAGCTTCTAAGAACTTTCTCCAATCTATATAATTTCTAATTGCAAAAGAAAGATTCTTAACATTTTCTAAAGTTTGTTCTAAGAAAGTTACAATCTCCTGTTGATCATTTATATCTGAAACTATCCTTTGATAAGAAATATCTGAAAACATTTGATTCTCTATTTCATGTTTATTTTCTAATCTTATATCTGAATTAAATTTAAGATTCCTATATAAATCAGCATACTTAATATCTTTTTTCAATTTCATATTCTGTAAAACTTTATGTTCCTTTATAAACAATTTCAGAAAAGTGTCATATATCAAAGGAACTTCAGATAACTTTCCTTGGAAATTATCTTCATTGAAAAATAATTTCTTCTCTGCTATAATTTTAATCTGTTCAAATTCTTGATTGGTCATGTTTAAATTCCTTCTAGAGTTATTTAGTTTGTTCAAGTTGTTGATCAAAAATTTGAAGGAACTCATCTTGATTGGAAAAGTTTGAATTTAACACTTGATTCAAAACATTCAAAGATTTTAAGTTATGCTCAAATTCTGGTTTAGAGACGTTTTGAGAGTGATCAAATTCTGAAGGAGACTTTCTAGGTAAAATTGATTTAGATCGATTACAAGGCTTCTTAGGCAGATTGTAGGTAACAGTTATTAGTCTCTTTAATGCATTAGCTTTTTCTTTAGAAAGATTAACTTTTATTATTTCAGTTTTAATTAAATTTTGTTCCTTTAGTGATAAAAACTCTGAAAATGAAAAATTTGAATAAAAATATCTATTACTGAAAGCATAATTAAAATGATGATAGTTATAGTTACATCCAACTTTTACTGAAATAATTTTATTAATATCAATTTGTCTTAAGACGAAAACATAATAATCATTTATAGTGAAAAATTCCTTTTAAGTAATTATTCAACTTAAAAATTAACGAAAATGAAGAACTGGAAATCTGACTGTAAGGAAGATTTTTAGTTCTTCGCGCAGCTTGATCAAAATTGTAGAAATATTTTTAAATAAAATTTTGATCAAAGAATCTATTTCCAGATTAATTTATTTTGTCTGAATCGACTGAAAGGAGATTCATGCGAGTCAACGAGCATTGTAGAAAATATTTAAATTTAAAAGTATTAAACTAATTTATTCCAAAATGATGATAATTTAAAGTTATTATTCAATCTCCTGCGGAGAGAATTTTATTTTTCCACTGCGCTACAAAATAAAATTCATTTTAAACATTTCTTTAATTTAAATTCTTTTCTACAAAACATTTAAATTTATTTGTATTAAGAGAAAGTTTTATTTAAAGTAATTATTTCAATTTGTATATGTTTTGATCAATATCGCTCGATGCATCGCGATCTAAAGAGTTTGATTTAATTTTTGATTGAATAATTTTTTAGAAATTTATTTTTAGATACAGTTGCCCCTATTGTCCCCAAAATTTTCTTCAATTTTAATGTAAAGAAATTAGGAAAAATAGTAACATGCCCCTAGAACCAATTTTACAGTTTTCTCCAAAAAGAAATAGAGTTTTACAACATAATTTCTTTAAGAATTGCAACTAACGACATTCATCGAAAATTGATTCTTGTTGTGATACTCAGTTTCTTTAGTAACTTTATCTTCAATTTTTTAGTATGAAGCTTATTTCTTACCAGAGGTTCTTTTCCACGTTTTTGTTTCAGAAGTGGCGCCTCAGAGTATCACAACCATTCGATCCTTGCAGATCAAGAGATTCATTAAATTTCTTAACTTACTCTTTCAAATTTATTTATAGTATCTTCCAATCTTTAATCTTAGTTGTCAAGTATTTTTTAAATTTAATTTCAAACATATGAAAAATTTTCTTTTTTATTGATCCATCTATGTAAAGTTGATTTTGGAATGTTTAGTTCTTTTGCAGCAATTCTTAAACTTTCGTAAATATTTCCACAAATTTTTACCATTTTACTTTTATGATTTCTTTTTCCAGACAAATTTAAAGCATTTTTGTAGTTAGGATTATTTTCACCAGAGTTATATTTTGAATTTTCTTCTCTAAGTTTTTCATATTGTTTTGGTGTAATTTTTTGTAGATTGTCTTTTTTAGAAAATGTCATTAAATGATATGCTAGAAATAAGTATTTTTCATTTTTGTAATGTTTATGTAAAAGATGGTGACAAATATAATGTTCTTTTGCTGTTAATAAAACTAGATTTTCTTTAGAATTATTCCCACCCATGCATTTTGGAATGATATGATGCTTTTCAAAATAACCAAGTTTTCTAGATCTATTTTTTAATTTAGCTGATTTAATTATTTCGTTATATGCTTTCAAGTGATCCATTAAAATTATTTATTACGAGAATTTCCAAAATCGATGAAAATAATAATTAAATTTATAAAGTTCTTGACTATACAAATTAAAGATGGTAAGATACTATTAGTAGAGGTTAGAACATGTACATAGAATTTGAATATATCATCGTCAAGAACTTTTTATCTTATGGGAATTCAGAAACAAAATTTAATTTTCAAACAGGATTATCTTTAGTTACTGCTGAAAATGGTTTAGGAAAAAGTACAATTTTACTAGATGCGATTTCTTATTGTCTTTATGGAAAACCTTATAGACAAGTTAAGTTAAATGAATTGATCAATAGAAAGAATAAGAAAAATCTTTATACAGAACTTTCTTTTAAAATTGATGGAAAAGATTCTTATAAAATTGTTAGAACACTTGCTCCACAAAAGTTATTCATATATAAAAATGGTTCTGATAAAGCTTTAGAATCAGCTTCTTCAAAACTATTAGATCAAGAAGAAATTACAAAGCTTCTGGGAATTGATTATGATTTGTTTAAACTTATCATAGCACTTGCACCAAACACTAATCGTCCTTTCCTTTCTCTAGGCTTACCACAAAAGAGAGAGGTTATGGAATCGATTTTCTCTATCAAGGTCTTCGGAGAAATGTTGAAGAAAGCTAGAGCAAAATTAAATTCAATCAAAACTGACAAAACAATTTATCAAAGTTCTATAAAAAATGTAGAATCATTAATAATAACTTTAAAGAAACAAATTGATGATACTGAAAATTCTATGAAAGACTTTGATGAAAAGAAGATTGAAGAAATTAATATTTTACAAACTAAGAAAGATGATATTCAAAATCAAATTTCACAGATTAATTCTTCTTTAGAAACTTTAATAAAAGAGTTTTCCAAAATTTCTTTAGATGAACATGATTACTCCAAAGAACAGATTGAAGCTTCTGGAAATATTAAGATTGAAGAAAACACTATTAAAGAAAAGAAATCTCAAATTAAATTTTTAGAAAAAGGTGGAAAGTGTCCTCTATGCTCTCATGATATTACAGAAGAACATAAGACAGAAGAAATTCAAAAACTTAATAACATCATAACAAAATCAGAAACAAAAATTGAAACAAATAAGAAAAAACTTGTTAAGATAAATGAAAAACAATCTGAACAAAGAAGAGTTAAAAAGATTTATGATGATTCTAAAAATGATATTCAAATAGCTAAAATAAAACTTTCAAATTTAGAAAAAACTTCTTTAGACTTAGATAAACAAATTGAAAATGTAAAATCTAGAGAATTGAAAATAGATCTTACAAATATTAAAGAAGAATATTCAAATAAAATTGAAACATATAAAGAAGATGTTAAAAAACTTACTACTTTAAATAATGATCAAAAGAATTATGAAATTGTTTCTAAGATGCTTTCAGAAGATGGTATTAAATCTTTCTTCTTCAGAATGCTCGTTCCAATTTTAAATAATAAGATTAATGAATATTTAAATATTTTCGATCTTCCTGTTGCAATTTCTTTTGATGAAACAATGCAAGAAACAATTTCAATCATAGGCTCTTCTGATAAAGATGTTTCCTATAATAGTTTTTCTGAAGGTGAAAAGAAAAGAATAGATATTGCAATTTTACTTTCTTTCATAAGCACTACAAAAACAATCTCAAACTGGAATTGTAATCTTTTAACATTCGATGAAATTTTAGATAGTGCTACAGATCTAAATGGATTGGAAAAAATGTTATCATCTATAAAACAACTAACTTTAAATGATAATCAACTATGCTCTTATGTAATTTCCCATAGAGATAGTTTCCAAGACATCTATTCGAGAATCATTAAAATCAAAAAGACAAACGGATTCTCAAAAATCGAGATTGATAAATAAGTATAGAAAAGAGGAACAAATGTATGGTAACCAAAAGAAAAAAGAAAGCTGGATATTTTAATAATGAAGAAATGTTAGATCTGTTTATAGAAAGAAATAGACTAAGAGAAATTTCTGAAAAAACTAAAGAAGAAAATTTACAACTTAAGAAAATAGAAAATAAGATCGGAATTCTATTTTTTAAAATCTCCGAAGGAATGTTACATAGACCAAATTTTTGTAACTATGATTCAGCAACAAAAGCAGAAATGATATCAGATGCTGTTTATAATTGTCTAAGAGCAGGTGAAAGATATGACGTAAGCTTTAAAAATCCTTTTGGATACTTTTCTCAAATATCTTGGAATGCATTTATCCTCAATATCAAATCTATGAAAAAACGAACAGGAATAATGGTAAATATCTCACATGTAGAAAATCTTGATGGTTGTGATGATACTATTGGAGATTAAGAAATGAATGTTGCTATATTTAACGATCTTCATTTTGGTATTAAAAGAGGTTCTGAAATTTTTCTACAATCTCAATTAAAGTTTATTAGGAATCAATTTATACCAGAATTAATTGAAAGAAAAATTGATACTATAATTATTCCAGGTGATTTTTTTGATAATAGAATTGCGTTAGATAATAAAATTTTAACACATATTTTAGATCTTTTTGATAATGAATTTAAAAACTTTAATATTCATATTCTTGTAGGAAATCATGATTCATATTTAAAAAGTTCTATTCATATTAATTCTTTAAGAGTATTTGAATTTTATAAGAATGTAAAAATCTATGAAAAAAATGAATCTATAACTTTAGGAAATAGAAAAATCTTTATGTGTCCTTGGATTACTGATAATAAAGTTTTCTTAGAAGAATTAGAAACTTTAGAAAATCATGATGTTTGTTTTGGACATTTTAACTTTTCAAATTTTCTAATGCATAAAGATCAAGAATCAGATCATGGACTTTCTCCAGAACTTTTCTACAAAAAATTTAAGAAAACAATCTCAGGACACTTTCATACAAGATCTTCTAAAAAGGTTGGAGAGTCTGAAATCATATATCCAGGAAATCCATTTCATTTTACTAGAAGCGATATAGATGATGAACGAGGATATTCTATACTAAACTTAGATACCCTTGATTTAGAATTTATAGAAAATAGAGAATCTATAAAGTTTGTAAAGTATTATTATCCACAACAATTAGAAGAAAAAGATATTCGAAATAATCATGTAGATATATATGTAAAGTTAGATCAAAATCTAAACGAACAAGAAGTAGATGCTTATTTCGAAAGGCTTGAGAAATTTGAACCAGCATTTCCTTTGAATAAGAAGACCATAAATATGTTAAATGGTGATTCTCCTGTAGAAATGTCTGCTACTTCAGGTAGAGAATTAATTGAACAATATGTATTACAGCAGTCTATTGAGAATAAATCAGATATTTTAAAACTTTTATTTGAACTCCATGATGATTGTAAGAACGCTTTTTGAGGTGAATTTATGGGAAAGTATCCAGTAAAGACAGAAGAAGATATAGAGAAAAAAGAATTTGCTAATATGGTTGCTTCTAAATTGATTGAAAATATTCAAAAAATTGCTAAAGAAAAAAACTTAAATGAAGCAAAAGATTTTAGGAAAATAATGAGAATACTTAAAAAAGAGGAAAAGTTGAATGAACCTAAATGATTATAAAAAATCTATAGATGAAATTAAAGATCAAAAAGTTGAAGTAGTAAGATCACAAAATACTTCTAATTATGTTTCTGTAAAAAAGAATATTTTATTGTCTTATGTATCTGATGCAACTGGTTGTGGACATATTAGAAATATTTTTCCTATGACATATCTTAATGCTATTTTTGGAAAAGAACAACAAGTTATGCCAATTATTTCACCAATCTTTATTTGGCAAGAAGATATCCTAGCAAGAACTAAATCAATTCTATTCCAAAGACAAATGGCTCCAGAACATTATAATCTAATCCTAAGATATAAAGAACTCCAACCAAAATATGGATTCAAAATGGTTTATGATATAGATGATTTTATTTGGGGACATAATGAGAAACAAGGTGGAGATAAAGAAGATGGCGTTCCTTCTTATAACTTTGGATGGCATGGAATTACAGAACCAGTTAAAAAGTATTCTGTAGAAATTATGAAACTTATGGACAAGATTACTGTAACAAGCGAATATCTTAGATTTTATATTAATAAAGTTCTTGATGTAAATGTTCCAGTAGAAATTGTTCCAAATGCTATTCCTATGTACTTTTGGGGAAATACTAAAAGAAAACAAATTAAGAAACCTATCACAAAACCAAGAATAGTTTATACAGGTTCACCAACACATTACTCAAACCAAGAAAGACTTTTAGGAGATTTTGAAAATGCATTTAAAGAATTTATTATTAAAAACGTACTTGAAAATAAAATTGAATTTGTTGTTATGGGGGATTGTCCTTGGTTTTTCGAAGGAATCAAAGACAAAATTCAAGTAATAGGTTGGTTAAATTCTTATCAATATCATCTTGGTGTAAAAGCTATTAATGCAGATTTTGCTATCGGACCTCTTGTAAGAAACAATTTCAATTACTCTAAATCTTATATCAAATATCAAGAAATGTGTGCAATTGGCGTTCCATTTATAGGATCAGTATTTACAAATGGAAAACCTTCTCCTTATGATATTTGTGAATTAAAAGTTACTGATAATTGTAAAGTAGAAGACATAGAAAAAATAGTATTCAATCTTTCTAATAATATAGATGAATATAATAATGTCATGAAGAAACAATATGACTGGATGGATCGTTCTGGAGGATATCTAGAATCTCCAAAATATGTTCAAATGCTTTTAGATAATTACTTCTAAGAGATAGATTCTAAAAGGTTGTGAGATTAATTTTTCACAACCTCTTTTCAAAAAGGAATTTAAAATGGCTAGAAAAAAGAAAGAACAATATCCAATCGGTCTATGTGGAACATTTTTTTCTACAAAATTTTTGGAAGAATTGAAAGAAGAAGTTTTAGAAGAAGTTAATGATAAAATTGAATTGAAAGATTTTTATAGTGAATTCATAGGAGCATTTGATTTTAAAGATTATGAACATGTTAAAAACTTTGTTATGATCCATTCTAAAAATGTAAAATTCTATGATAATGAAGAAATTGAAGATGGTTATTTCATAGGCGTAAATATTTTTGATGTGCCTGAACATTTCTCTATGAAAAGAATTAAAATAGATGTTAGAAATGTTATGGAACAAATAGGTTTAATTTATCATGATGAAGATCCAGAAACTATTCAAATCATTCCTCAAATTATCTCAATCTAATGATTAGACTTTTTAAAAATGATTGTCTTAAAGAAATGGAAAATATAGAAGATAAATCTATTGATATGATTCTTTGTGATCTTCCTTATGGGACTACAAACTGTTCCTGGGATATAATAATTCCTTTTAATAAATTATGGGAACATTATAATAGAATAATTAAAGATCATCATGCTATTGTTTTATTTGGCAGTGAACCTTTTTCTTCAAATCTTAGAGTTAGTAATATAAAAAACTATAAATATGATTGGATTTGGGATAAGAAAAAACCAAGCAATTTTCCTTTAGCAAAAATTCAACCAATGAAATATCATGAAAATATATCCGTGTTTAATTCTAAAATTTATTATCCAATTATGGTGAAAGTTCCAGGAAGACATGCTAAAAAAGGAAAGAATGAAACTCCAGAAATTTTTAATGGAGGACTTTCTGATAAAAAATATTTAGAAAAAATATATACTGATAAATATCCTTCTACAATTTTGGAATTTAGTAATGCTGATCAAACAAATAGATTTCATCCGACACAAAAACCAGTAGAACTTTTAGAATATCTTATAAAAACTTATACCAAAGAGAATGAAACAATATTAGATAATTGTATGGGATCTGGCTCTACTGGAATTGCTTGCCTTAATACAAATAGAAATTTTATCGGTATAGAAAATGATGAAAAATATTTTGATATAGCTTGTAATAGGATTTATAAACATGAAAAAAATATTAAACTTATCGAAATCTAAATTAGAATTTGTTTTGAAATATGTTTGGTCATATCTTTCTGCTAAATTTGGGCCAAGAACAGATTTCAAAACTTATCTAGAAAGATTGAATAAATGCAATGATTGTAAATGGAAAATTGAAAAAGAAAATTTAGCATATTGTAAAAGTTGTTTTTGTCCCACCTCAAAAGCGTTTCCTGACAGTATATTATGGAATAAATGCAGAATGAAAAACTCAAAATGTCCGATGAAACTTTGGAATAAATAATTATAAAAGAGGATTATTATGAAAACTTCTGAAATACAAAAAGATATTGTTAACATTTCTAAAGATCATATGAAGAAGAAAATGAAAGCTATTCATATTGGAGATCTTCTGGATGGATTACTTAAAAAATATGGGATTAAAAGATTTGAAGATGAGGGTTCTGATTTTAAAGATCGATTTTCTGATATTATTGATTCTATGAAAAAATCTGAAATTATTAAAGAAGTTCCAATAGGATATATTGTTGTTATTCCTGGTGGTGAAAAACTTATAAAAGAATCTAGAACATTTTCAGAACATTTAAAATTTTTGGTTGAAGGAAAATTAAACGAAGCTACTAATGATTTTTCAGATACAGCTTTTGACGAACTTAAGAAAATGAATTTTAAGTTTAACGGTAGTAAAGGAGTTTTTTCTAAAGATGTTTTTGCAGATTCTAAAATTTCAAAAATTCTTGTAATAGCTCCTACAGACGATGAAGATGAAGTTGAACTAAAAATTTATAATTATAAGCTAGATGAAGATAATCTATACTTAGAAGGGTATACAATCCCAACATCCAAACTTTCTAATATAAGTAAAATTGTAACATCTTTAGAAAAATTTGCAGATGAAGAAACTAAATTTCTTAAAGTCTGGGGAAGTAGGTTTTAATATGAGTACATTTTCAGAACATTTAAAATTTTTAGTTGAAGGGAAATTAAACGAAGCAGATTCCAAGGATTTTCACCCAGATGTGAAAGAAGTTTTAGAAGAGTTACCATATATTACTTTTAATAAAGATGCTTTAGGAAAAACAGCAATTGCTAAACTAGATGATGTGAAACGAGTTGGGGCTTATTCTTGTAACATCTATCCAAATTCTGAAAAAGATATTGCTGTGACTATTTCTCTCAAACCAGTAGATTCTAATAAGATCATAACTCTTTCGGAAAGATTAATTAATACTGAAGATAGTGCTTGGGAAAAGAACTTTAAGAAATTCATTAACGAAGCAAGAAAAATTGTAGAGAAATTATCTGAACTAAATCAAGCAGACTAATCAGAAATTTAATCTCACATCTTAATTAAATTTATAAACCTCTTGACATTCCTGATTAAATATTGGATAATCAGATTAATGGAAAGAGGTTTTAATGTCTTTAACAGATAATTGGAAAAAAATATTAAATAGAAATGGAAGAATATTAAGTGCCTCACATGCTGATCTTGATGGTGTAGGTTGTTCTATAGTACTCCAAAACATTTATAAAAATATAGAATTCAAATCTTTAAAATATGGTGAAGTAGATAGTTTCTTAAAAACTGTAAATTTCAAAAATTATGATTGTGTGATTTTAACAGACATATCTCCAGAGTTTAAAGAAACATTTGATTTGTCTGATAAAATTTTCTTATTAGACCATCATGAATCCGCAGTAAAATATCATAATCCTGAAAGAAATTTATTAGTCAACACGAAAAATTCTGCATCAGTTTTTGTGAAAGAGTTTTTTGAAAAGTTATTTAATCTAGATCTTTATTATTTAAATGATCTAATTTCTATAATAGATGATTTTGATTTATGGAAACTTCAAGACCCAAGATCAAAATATTTTAATGAACTTTATTTTAAAATGTATGAATCAGATTTTCGAAGAAGGTTTGGAAATGGAAATACAAAACTTACTCAAGAAGAAATTGATTATGTATTAGAAAGAAAGAAACAATTTAAAGAAACTTATGAAAAATTAGATATATATGAATTTGATTCTATAAATGCATGTTTCTTTATCTCTACAAATTTCGTAAATGATATATGTCACAAACTGATGGAAGAAAAAGGATATCAATTAACTATCTGTATAAATCCTAAATCAAGATCCTGCTCAGTAAGAACCAAAGAAGATTGTCTAGATGTTGGAAAAGTTTTAGAAATTTTAGGACTTGGTGCCGGACATAAAAAAAGTGCTGGTTTTAGACTTTTAGAAAATGAAGAACCATCTACAAAAATTGATATGATTGAGAAATACCTTTATTACAATTATGAGGATATTAGAAAATGAGAACGTTTAAAAACATTTATTACGACTCTTGGAAAAACAAAATGTATCTTTGGGAATATGACTCGGATACTGATAGAACTGAAATGAAAGAATTTGATCATGAAATTGAATATTATGTTTTAGATAAATCTGGAAAGAGTTCTATAAAAAGTATCTATGGTGATCCTGTAATAAGAAGAGTCACAAAGTCTAAAGATAAATTAAAAGAACTTAAAGAATCTGGGGAAAAATTATTCGAATCAGATCTATCAGAAGAAGTTAAATTTCTACATAAAAGATATGATCCTGAAGAAGATTTATTAGTTGATTATAATAAATTCGTTATAGCAAATATAGATATAGAAATTCAAACAGAAGGAGTATTTCCAAAACCTGAAGAAGCTCTATTTCCAATTAATCTAGTAACAATTCAATTATTAAGAACTGGAGAAATTTATACTCTAGGCTTGAATCCATATACAGGAAATAAATTAGATAAATCTGTAAATTACCTTCATTGTAAATCTGAAGAACAATTAATACAAAATCTATGTAAAATATTAAAACACAAAAAAGTTACCTCTATCACTGGTTGGAATACGAGTGGTGATTTAGGTGGTTTTGATATTCCTTATATAGTAAATCGTATCGAAAGACTTAATCTAGATTGTTCCTTATCACCTATGAATAAACATATTAAAAAATATAATGGTGATATAGAAATTCCTGGTATTGCAGATTTTGATTTACTAAAACTTTATAAGAAATATACATATGTAAATCAACCATCATATTCTCTAAACTATATTGGACTCTTAGAAGTAAATGAAGGAAAGTTAGATACTGAAGGTTCTATCCAAGACTTATGGAAAAGAGATTGGAATTTATTTGTAGAGTATAATATTCAAGACGTTTTACTAGTTTCTAAAATTGAAAAGAAAAAGAAATTAATAGAACAAGCAATTAACTTCTATACTCTTACTAGAACTCCTCCAAATAAAGTATGTTCTACTGTGGCAGTTGCTGAAGGATATATTAAAAAATTCTTGATGAGAAGAAATTTAGTAATCCCAAATAGAAAAGAAATTACTTCAAATGAAAAAATTAAAGGAGCTTTCGTATCAGCTATTCCAGGATTTTATCTATACTCAATTAATATAGATGCTACAAGTCTTTATCCTTCTTTAATGAGACAATTTAATATCAGTCCAGAAACTCAAAGACTCTATCCAAAAGATATTGAAGGACTTATTAAAACAAATATGGATGGATTGTATTATATAAAAGAACAAGGCATCATTCCAGAAATTGTTACGGAAATGTTTAACCTAAGAAAGTATCACAAAGAATTGGCATCAAAATATGAATTAGAAGGAGATGTAGAAAAATTTGAATATCATGATTCACAACAATTAATTTATAAAATTTTCATCAACTCAATCTATGGGGCTTTTCTAGAAAAAAGTTTTCATTTCTTTGATATTAATAATGGATCTTGTATTACATCAATGGGAAGAGAAATTATTCAATATGTTGCAAAAAATGTAAATAATTTTCTTATAAATGAATTTCCTACATTTGCAAAACAACATTATCCCAACTTTAAAAATAGTATCACAAAAAAGAATAAAATTTCGGTTATAGATACGGATTCGGTCGCTGGTTCTTCTTTAATAAATACTGATAGTGGTGATATTAAGATAGAGGATATATTCGATAACTATTCATATAATAAACAAGAAAAATCTCAAGATAATTTTATAGCATCTGTAGATAATTTAAAAACATTATCATTCAATAAAGATACTAAAAAGTCTGAATATAAAGATATAAAATATATTAAGAAACATAAAGTTAAAAAAAGATTATTCAAAGTCAAACATATGAATGATGAAGTTATAGTTACAGAAGATCATTCTATAATAATTGAACGTAACGGAAAATACTTAGATATATCAGTAAAAGATTTAATCAAAGGAGATAAAATAATAAAATCTTCTTTAATACATTCTAATGATTTTGAAATTAAAGATTTGGGAATTCAAGAAGAATGGGTTTATGATATTGAAGTAGATAATAATCATAACTTTTTTGCAAACAATATCTTAGTACATAATTCAAATTATATTAATCTTGAAGAAATTTTTATATCATGTAATACTGGATTAGATTTCCTACATTTTACTTTAGACTTTGAGGAAAAAATCCTACAGCCTTTCTTGAATAAAATTATGAAAGAATTTGCAGAAAAATATGACACAGAAAATCTTATTCAATTCAAAAGAGAAAAGATAATTCTAAAACAATATGTGCAATGTAAAAAGAAATATATAACACAAATTATAGCAAACGAAAAGAAAATCTATAAAGAACCTATAGTGAAAATTACAGGAATCGAACTTAATAAATCCGATCTCTGTAAATTCTCTAAAGATAGTCTTGGGAAACTTTGTGAAATAATGTTCCAAGGAGAAAGACCAAATAAACAAAATATGCTAAATCATATCCGACAAGCATTTAATGAATTCAAAACTCATAATATAAATGAAATATCTACCCCAAAAGGTGTTAAAGATTATGATACATATAGTATAGAACTTGATCAATCTTATTCAAATTTCAAACCACATACACCAATTCATAATAGAGCTTCCATCATTTATAACCAAACTATAAAAGATAATAATCTACCATATATGGAAATCTTTAATGGAACTAAATTGAAATATATCTATACAAAAGAAAATAATAAGTATAAATCAAATATCATAGGATTTATAGGAAACTATCCAAAAGAATTCGAATCAATTTTTACTATAGATTATGAAGAACAATTTAACACTCAGTATCTAAATATCGCCCAAAGATTCTTCGATACTCTAGGTTTTGGACAAGTTACCCTAAAAGATTCTAAACTATTGAGACTAATTGAAGAGGAATAAATATAGTTGATCTATGGAAATTCTATTAGATCATTTCTAAAAATCATAATAAAACATAAAGGAAAAATATGGCAAAAGAAAAAGTATTAGGAAACAATTTGAATAAAGCTTCAAATTTGATGGAAAGATTATTAAAAAATAGTACACTAAAACATGCTGCAAGACTTGACGAATCTGAAATATTAAATGAAATTCCAGCAGTCCCGACAAGAATTCCGATGTTAAATTTGGCACTTAATGGAAGAATTGATGGTGGAATCGAACGTGGACTTACAATGTTAGCAGGTCCGTCTAAAAGTTTCAAGACAAGTTTTTCGCTAGAAATGATTTCGGCGTATTTAAAAGCAAAACCAAACGCGGTATGTTTATTTTTTGATGGAGAATTTGGTGCTAAGAAATCATATTTTGAACAATTTGATGTACCAACCCACAAAATCCTACATTTGCCGTTCGAAAATATCGAGGAATTAAAATTTGAAATGGCAAATCAGTTAACAAATGTGGAATTGGGAGAAGATGTTATATGTTTTGTGGATAGTATTGGTAATGCTGCTTCAAAAAAAGAAGTTGAAGATAGCATTGATCAAAAGTCTGTCGCAGACCTTTCGAGAGCAAAATCGCTTGCTAGTTTATTTAGAATTATTACTCCAAAGTTATATCTTAAAAGAATTCCTTGTATTATTGTTAATCATACAATGAAGACGATGGATTTTTATCCTGTCGATTTGCCGAAAGGAGGAAATGGAGGAATCTATAGTTCGAATACTATTTGGCTAATTGGTAAAAATAAACTTAAGGAAAAGGAAGAACATACTGGTTATAAATTTCTAATCAAGATGTATAAGAGTAGAGATATTAAAGATAATGCTATGTTTCCAATTACCGTAAGATTTGAAGGCGGTATTGCTAAATGGTCTGGATTAGATGAATTAGCATTACAATTAGGTATTATTGAAAAATGTAAAGAAGGAAGATCATCGGCATATCAATATCAATCAATTAGTGGGGAAATTTTTAAGGTTTTAGAAAAGGATGTTGATGTTGATGATGCATTTTGGGAAAGGATTTTTAAGGAAACTGATTTTCAATATAGAGTAGAATGTTTATATCAATTTGGAAAACACTCTGAAGATAAAGTTCATTTCGATTCTTCTGAAGTCGATGAAATTATTAAAAATGCTGTAGTAATTGATTTGAATAAACCAGAATAAAATATTTCTAATATAGGGTCTATTTTTTAATTTTTATAGACCTTATATTAGATCTTAAAAATTAATTAAAGACTTATCGGATAAATTAAATTTCTAAAGGTCTTGACTCTTGAAATTAAAGATTGTAAGATATGTATATAAGAGGTGCGATAAGTGCAAGAAGAATTTACTAAAGCATTATATGAGAAGTTATTAATTCAGTACATGTTTAATAATGAGAGAGTTCGAGAAAAGTTAGTTCCGTTTTTAGATAGTTCTGTATTTTTTTATCAAATGAATTCTCAGGTTATTGAAAGTATTTTAGGATTTATAAAGAGTCATGAACATTTTCCTAGAATTAATGAGATGAAGTTATATATAAAATCTAATGAATTATATGAACATTTGATGGAGATAATGAATACTGATTCTTCTGAATATGATGAGGAATTTATTTTAGGAGAGTTAGAGGAATTTTACAGGAAGAGTTTGATTTCAAAAGTTATTATAGAATCTCATGAAAAGTTAAATAAAGATTCTAATGAGATGCAGGATTTACCGGATGAGTTATTGAATGCATTATCATTTACTTTTGATACTAATATTGGAACTTCTTTAATAGATGATGAAGATAAGTTTTTTGAACAGCTTCACAATAAAGAAAATTTCATACCGACTAATATAAAGACATTGGATAGATTAATTGATGGTGGATGTCATGAGAAGACTTTGAATGGAATTTTGGCTGGAACTGGTGTAGGAAAGAGTTTAGCATTATGTTCTTTAGCATGTAATTTTATTTTACAGAACAAGAATGTATTATATATTACTTTAGAGATGAGTGAGCAGAAGATTCAAGAAAGAATTTTAGCTAACTTATTTGATATAGAAATCTCATCTTTAAAGAATCTTTCTAAAGCTCAATATAAAGAATATTACAAAACATTAAAGAATAGAATTAAAGCAAATTTACATATTGTAGAGTATCCAGAGAAAACAATTTCAGCAAATAGAATTGATGCGATTGTTAAAGAATTCCAGACAAAGAAGAATATAAAGTTTGATGTCTTAGTTTTAGATTATATGGCATTGATGTGTACAAATACTAAAATGAGAGATGTAAATTCTTATCATGAACTAGGATTGATTTCACAAGAATTGAGAGGATGTGCTAAAAAACATTCATTTCCAGTATGGACGGCCTACCAATCCAACAGAGGAAATATGACAAAAATTGACATCGAAATTGACAGTATTGCCGAAAGTTCAAAAATTCTTCATACATTAGATTTATTATTTGCATTAACTTCTTCAGATGAGTTGAGAGAAGCTGGAAAATATAAAGCAACAATTTTGAAGAATAGATATGGCACTCCAAATTTTTCATTTTATGTTGGTGTAGATTATCCGAAAATGAGGATATTTGATTTGGAAGATGAATTAAGTAAGCAAGAAATTTACAAGCCAAAATCAGTTGTAGATGAAGCTGCTGTAGAAGTTTTGAAAACGATGCAATCAAATGTAAATGAAAAAAGAAAGAAAATTACAGGAATAGAATAAGGAACAATTATGGACAATTTAACAGAATTTTATCAACCATCTCTTACACCAAAACGTGAGAACAATTTCGAAAAGAATACTGAGAATGATATTGTGAGATCATGTTTGAAGACAAGATTTTTCGATAAACTTTCTTTAGAAAATTTAGATTTAGATATTGTTTCTAATGGTAAGAGAAATAGAAATGAGCAGTTTCATAGATTTAATTTATTCATTAAGATGATGTATGAGAAACATAGAATTTTAATGCATGATATGGTACAGTTTTTAGAAGAAGATTGGTTTGATTATAAGTCTGTTTTGCAATGTTTAAATGAAGAAAATTATTTTATTTTAAGAGAAGAGTTGCAGATAAAGTATCATAGAAAACAAAAAAGAAGCAAATTAGAATTATTGATTGAGGAAGAATGACAGAAGCTAAATTAGATCATTTTTACATATTCTATACAAAAGTAAAAAAAGCATTAGATGGATATAAAGTAAAATGGGATTTTCAAAAAGGAATTGTTGGAAAAAGAAGTATTCCGTGGATTGTTAAAAAACTTACGGAATTTTATGCATGTTACAGATCTAATCATTTTACAGAACTAGATTTTCAACTTTATTTTTTAGAGAATGTATTAAAGAATGAGAAATTTTTAGAAAATTGCAGTCTATGGAATGTTAGAGATGTGAAAAAGATATCGAGAATAGAAATGACTGAAATGATTGTAAAAGATCAAGAATTCATTTTGAAAGTATCTAAGAGTTCAGGTGTTAAAGACCCTCAGATATTTTTCGATATAAATAATAATGGAGAGAGTTTGATATCTTCTTTTTATGAGAAGGGACTAATTTCAATCCATTTTTTGGTAAAGTATTGTATGTACTTTATTGAATCAGAAAACGAGACAGAAAAACACAAAAAACTAGTAAAAATTTCTAAAATAATAAAAGAAATATTACAAAACTATAAGGAAAACTAATCATGGCAGTAAGAAAAATTAATTGGGAAAATGTTGCAAGTGAAATGTCAAATGTTGGTAAGAAGCCTGCTTTCGAAAAGAAGGTTGATGCAAATCTTTACAAGTATAAGGCAAAGAATGGAGAATCTACAGTTCTTCTAAGATTTCTTCCAGCACCTGTAGGAGATATTGAGCTTCCTTACGCAGAAGTATTTCATCACTCATATAAGAATAATGGGAAACTTCTTTTAGAAAAGTGTCCTCAATCTATGTCTAAGACTAATAAGTGTCCTGTGTGTGAATATGGAACGAAGCTTTGGAGAAATGGTGACAAGGAAGTTGCGAAGCAATTTTTCCATCAAGTTTCATATTATGTAAATGTTCTTATCATCAATGACATCAATACTCCAGAAAATAATGGAAAGATTTTTGTACTAAAGCTTGGTAAGAGTTTATTCAAGAAGATTAAGGATAAGATGGCTCCTTCAGAAGAGGATAAGGAACTTGGTGCAACTCCTGTAAATATCTTTGATTATGAAGAAGGTCTTAACTTTAAACTTAAGATTTCTGAAACTCTTATCAAGGAAAAGAGAAATGGAGAAGAATATTCTTATACTGTTCCTAGATATGATGGCTCAACTTGGGTAGACGTTCCTACAAAGATTGGAATTGATCCTAAGAAGCCTTTTACAGAACAAGAAATTGAAGAAAAGGTTGAGCAAAATCTTATCCCACTCAAGCCTTATATTTTCGATGATCAGAAGGAATACAGTGCTCTCCAGGAGCGTTTAAACAGGGTTCTAGGACGTTCTGACGAGTCTGTTGAACATTCCGATGGGTTTGAAAAGACTATGGCTCAAACAAGCTCTGATAAGTATGCAGCAACTAATGAAGACGATGACAAGGAATTTCTGAAGAACCTTTTGGGTGGATAATTTAGAAATTTAATTTTTGGAAAGCTCTGGAGAAATCTGGAGCTTTTTTAATTTTAATTTGAGAAAGGCTTGACAAAACAAATTAAAGGTGTTATTATAAGTTTATGTTAGAACAAGATCCAGAAATTTTATTAAGGTTTGTAGAAAGAGCTATAGAATCTTTTGATACAAATGCTCATCATTCTAGAAATTATATAAACTTTAAGTGTAATTGTTGTGGTGAAAATAATAGAAGAGATAAGAAAGCATATGTTTTAAAAAATAGTTACAAACATAATGATAGGATTACGATATATTGTCATAAAGCAAGTTGTGTATTAAATTCTGGAAAGTCTGGACAAAATTGGTTGAAAGAATTTTTTCCACAAATGTATTCAGAATATCGTAGAGAATCTTTTCTAAACTTTTGTGAAAAATCTCCTAAGAAGCAAACTGTAAAATATGTAGAAAAAAAGATTGAAGAAAAAGATGATGTTAAATTTTTCGTTCCTATTCTAAAAGGTGAAGGAGAATTATTTCAAACTGCTATAGAATATTGTGTTTCTAGAAAGCTATCTGAAAATGTTTGGAAGAAATTTTTTGTAGCAACTGGTGGATTTTTTCAAGGAAGATTGATTATACCTTTTCTAGATGCTGAAGATAAAATTTATTATTATCAAGGAAGAACTTTATTAAACTCTAAACCAAAATATTTAAATAGAAGAGTTGGTGATAAGGCTATATATAACATTTTCAATATAGATAAAAGTCTTCCTGTAATTATTGTAGAAGGTCCGATTGATTCATCCTTTGTAAAAAATTCTATAGCTATTGTAGGATTGATTGGTAAAAGAATGTCTGAAAATGTTTATGAACAGATTAAAGACTTGAAGAAATTTTATATGTTAGATAATGATGAAGAGGGTAAGAAAAACTCTATTCAATTATTACAAAATGGTGAGAGAGTTTTTAATTGGACTAGATTTTTAAAAGATCATGAAATTGTTGGTAAGATTAAAGATGTGAATGATTTTATTTTAGCTTCTGGAAAGGAGTTTTTAGAATTTAAAGATTTAGAAAAATATTTCACGAATGATTATATAGATGTTATATATTTCAAATGAGGTTTTGATGAATTATGCAGAAGAAATCACAAAACAAGTTACTCAGATAATTTTAGAATCTGGTGATATAGAAGGCTTTGATGTAGAGTCTTGGGTTAAAAATTGGATAAATTCTCCTACTCCTTGTTTGGGAGGAAGATGTCCTATAGAATTTTTAGAAGATGAAAAAGGGTATAAGATGATTTCAGATACAATTTCTAGAATCCAAAGCGGAGCATTTTAATGAAAAAATTTGAAGAAAGCGTTTTAGGAAATGTTTTGTTATTCCCAATTATGATAGGATTATTAATTTTGTTTTGGATCTTTTCATGATCTTTACTAGTAATTTTTCTAAGAATGGTTATAATGAAAATGCTGTTGCTATTTGTGGAAAGTCTCCTGAATGGTATTTTGGTAAAGAATATAAGAAACTTGCTCCGAAATATTGGTTCTTCAAAAAGTATAAAGAAGATCATGATGAAGACTTTTATATTAAACATTACTATGCAGAAGTTTTATCACAATTAGATCCTAAGAAAGTTTATGAAGAACTTGATGGAAAGATTTTATTATGTTATGAAAAAGAAACCGATTTTTGTCATAGATTTTTAGTAGCAGATTGGTTAGAATATAATTTAGGAATTGAGGTAAAAGAAATATGAATAGATATGAAGTCGGTTATGAAGATGAAATGATTGGTATTTATTATGGTAAAGATGAATTAGAAGCCATACAAAATTGTAAAAAAGATATTAAACAAAGTAATTTTATTCCAGACACTCCATTTAAAAATCGAGTATTAAAAGGAATGATTGCAAATAAAATAGATTATTAATATGAAGACTAGAAAACCAAGAACTACTGGATCAAGTTTAAGATTTGAATTAAGTCATCAATTTGGAAGAGAAGATATTGGAATTTATTCACCAGCAAATTCTAAATTAACTAAAAGATTATTAGAAGGTCTTTGCTTAGGATGTGGTAAAAAGATTTGTAAATGTAAATCTAAAGGAAATATAAAATGAATTTGACAGTCCTAATTGAAGCAAAGTATATTCCAAATGGCTCTAAAGTTTATAAAGCTTCTGGAACATATCCATCTATATTAAAAGATAAAATTTCTGTTTATAATGAATCTGGGAAATCAGAAAGTATAGTTACAAATGGATGTAAATTTTTAATATCAGATACTGGAAATATTAATGCAATATCTGAAAATTTAATATTAAAATGGGAAACGGATTTACATACTTTGAACTGTTTATTTGGTGAGGATGTTGACGATGTTTAACTTTATATGTTGTTTGTTTGGGTTTAATAAGTTTGAATTTATCGTTGAGAGTGAATTTAAAACGGATTCTTGTAAATGTAAAAATTGTGGTTTTGTAAAATGACGACGTTATTATGATAGTAGAAATAATATTATAATGTTGTATAGTGAAGAGTAGTAAAAAGGAAATATAAAAATGTTAGTAAAAGATTTAATAGATTATCTAAAAAAATTTGATCCAGAATTTGAGGTATTAATAGAAAAAGATTTTGGTTGTTTTACTATTACATTTGATGAGATTATAATACGAGATGAAAATAGTAGAAATAATACAAACTAAAGAAATTGGATTAACTGACGGAAAGTATGATGAAGAAAATCCTTTGTTAAATGTTTTCACTAAAAATGGATATAAAAAAGTTACTTTGAAAGAAATAGTTTTTATAGATTGGTTGGAAGATTTAACAAAAGATGAATTGAAACAATATAAGAAATTGAACAAACTTTTAAGGAAATAAAAATGGGTGATTGGATTGAAATGAGTAATAAGTTTTGTTTGTGGATGATTATAATGTGTGTTATTACAGTTGGATTTTGTATTTTATGTATATGTACATTATAATGGATATTGTTAAATGAAACCATATAAGAAATTGAACAAAATTTTAAGGAGATAAAAATGGGAATTGATTATGATGGAGTTGGTGGAATTGGTATAGAATTAACCGAAGAAATCATTCAAAGATTTATTGCTGCTGAATATTTTACAGAGGATGAATGGAATGAAAGTTATGAAGATTGTTTAGAAACAATTGGTGAAAAGTTTAACATTTCTTTTACTTCTGGTGGAAATTTTTATTCCGGAGATATTGTTCATTATCTTTTAGTAGATGGTGAAAATCTCAAAGAAATTAATGAAAATTCTAAAACATTTATAGAGAAGTTAAAGATTATTGGTTTAGAACTTTCCGAAGAATCTTTAAAAGTAATTTCTGATTATAAGGTTTGGTAAATGAAGATTGAAAATATAAATGGTGAAGATTTTAGAAGCATTCCAAAATTATTTGAAGATAGAATTTCTCAAAGATTAATTGAAGAAGTTTTATTGCATTGTATTAATAATTGGAATTTTGAATATGATGAATTTGAACTTTCTAATAATAGTTCAATGAAGACTTTTAAATTTTGGTTAGTTATGGATGATAGATGTTATATAAATATAGATTATTATGAAAACGCTAAATTTTTTGATATAGAATTTTCTTATAAAAGATTTGGTGAAGATTTTTATAGAAATAGTTTAAAAACTCATCAAATAGAAATTGTATTAAGTTGTTTAAATTGTATTTCAAATATTATAAATCGAGGATAAAATGAAAGCAAGTGAATTGATAAAAGAGTTACAGAAACAAATCTCAAAATATGGTGATTTAGAATTTATGAGATACGATCCAATAGATTCTAAATACCTTGGGATTACTATGCTTGAAATTCATGCTTTAGAAAATCCTACACCAGATGATGAAGATGATGAAATTGATGTATTTGTATTGGAGTAAATATGATTAAAATTTTAACTGGATGGGGAAATCCAGGTGGAAGTACGACCGCACATATAAATTTAGTAAATGCTTTTAATGAATATGGTTTAGAAGCAAAATTATATTCACCTCATACATACCATTTTGATAAGTGTCCTTCTGGAAGTTTACAAGAAGTTAATATTCAAAAGAGTGATATTGTAATTGGGCATTTTATTAATTTACCAAAGTTGAATTGTAAAAAAATGATATATTCTTGTCACGAATCAGATTTAGATCCATTATGGAAAAAGGATTTATCTATGTATTCAAAAGTTCATTATGTTAGTAGATGGCAACAGCAATTTCATAACATAAAGAAATCGTATATTATTATTCCAAATGTATTAGAAGATCTTAAACCTAATGAAAAATCCAATATTAAAATTGGTGGT